TTAATTATGTAATAAGAGTTTTATTCCACTTCCTTCTATTTGTATAGGAACAATGCACTCTTTACGTGGCGCCCGAGGCATACAAAGTCTATTTATTAGTAGTTGCATGGCTTGGCGCCCCATATATTCAGCGTCTCGATAGACATAGCTATATGGGACATTAAGATAGTCCAAAAAATCAACTCTATCAAAACCGATACAACTTAATTGGTTCCCCCAAGTAACACCGAGCTCATTGCTGGCTCTATAAGCCGCGATTGTTGAAATATTATTTTGTGCAAAAAATGCAGTAGGAGGCTCCGGTAGTGATAATAATTGCTTCACGCACCTATAATTATTATCAATAGACATATTACCTTGTAAAACATACTCCGGTTTTACCTCAAGTTGGTGATCTTGCATTGCTTGTAAAAAGCCATTAAGTCGGTCTTTACTAACTTGCAATTGGGAACTTAGCGTAATTGTCCCTATAGTTTTATGTCCACACTCTATAAGTTTAGATGTGGCTGCGTATGCACCACTATAGTTATCAAAAAACACACCGTCACATAATCCATATTTAATAGGAACATCTAATAGCACAATAGGAAATTCTAATTTTTTTAACATTCTCTTAAACTTAGAACGTTTTTTGTGCTCATCAAGGATGGCTACGGTACTGAGAATTGCTCCACTTACCCTTTGCTGCGCTAGCATTTGAATCAAATGTTCTTCTTTATTTTCTCTGTTTTGTGAGTTACAAAACAGTACAGGCAAATTATTTCTATCAGCTACTTCACTAATACCATTAAGGATTTTTGCAAAATAAGGATTATCCCCTTCTGGGATTATCACACCTATGGTATTTGACGATCCTTTATGAAGCCCCCGCGCTATAGCAGATGGAGAATAGCCTTCTTGCTTTACTATATTTTCCACTTTATGTCTAGCTTCTTGACTCACATATCCCGAATTATTAAGGACCCTGGAAACAGTAGACTTTGAAACGCCTGCTAGCGTTGCTATATCTTTAATCGTGAGCAATATGTATCCCTACTTTTTAACAATTCTTCTTATAAAGAAGGACTCTTTCCTATCTTTTATTTGACTCTGTTATGTTTAAATATCAAGCGCTCTTTTCAACACATAAGACTTTACTTGGCTGAACTCTTCCAATGTCACCATGATGCCTTCTCGCCCAATGCCAGACTGCTTATATCCACCAAAAGGCATGTCCATGTGTCTATACGTTCCAGCTCCATTAATCACAATCGTACCGGCCTGCAATCTAGCTGCCAGAGCAATTGCTTCATATGGTTTATCGGATATAATGGATGCTTCCAATCCATAAACAGACTGATTTGCAATTTCAACTGCTTCTTCGATGGAATGATATCTGATAATAGGGATGACAGGACCAAAAATCTCCATATCATTTGCCACATCCATATTTCTTGTAACATTGACTAGTACTGTGGGTTCCACATAGGCATCCGCAGTCAGTTTACCGCCGCAAATGCATGTTGCTCCCTGTTGAACTGTCAAATCGATCTGTTTAATAATTTGCTTCGCCGCTTTTGCGGAGACAACGCATCCCATCTTTGTATTAGGATCTTCAGGATTACCAAATTTATAACCTTGAATCTTCTCTAGGAGCAATCTGATGAACTCTTTTTCAATGTTCTCGTGAACAAGTACACGCTTTGTTGCGCAACATGTTTGTCCGGCGTTAAGTAGTCTACTTGCTATGAGTTCATCTGTGGCATATTCTAAATTAGCTCCCTCAGTAATAATAAGAGCATCATTGCCTCCAAGCTCCATAAATGTTTTATGTAGCTGCTTTGCAGAATTAGAAAGAACATCGATTCCAGTAGCGGTACTACCGGTCAGTGAGATTCCATCAATTTGGTCACTCTTTATGATTTCTTCTGTCACAAACGTACGATCCGCATAAATCAGCGTAACAGCTTCCTTCGGAACCCCTGCTTCTACCAAAAGTTCCGTCATATTATAGAGTGGAAGCGGATTTTCTGACGGCACTTTTACAATCACAGAGTTTCCCATGATGAGTGCAGGAATCACTTTATGAGTAAATAACTCTACTGGGAAATTAAACGGAATAATGCACAAAAACACGCCTATGGGTTCTCGACGTGTGAAAATAATATCTTTATCTGTCCCTGGCTGAAGGTCACTGATTACTTCGCCATACAAATGTTTTGCTCTTTCTACATAGCCTCTAGTAATTTCAGCTGACCCTAAGGTTTCGCCCTGGCATTCCGATAACAATTTACCCATGTCTCGGCATTCAGTTAATGCCACTTCGTCACTATGGCTCACAAGCAAATCAGCATATTTGAGCAGACACTTTGCACGCTCATGCAGATGCATACTTGACCATTTTTTAAATCCATCTCTGGCAATTCGCAAAATCTGTTCACCGTCACCCTCGACGGCTTTAGCCCACTTCGCAAGAACTTCTCCTGTTGCAGGGTTCGTAATATCAGTCGTTTGCCTATTTTCGGGGATCGTTTCAAAGCCATTGAAATAAATTGCCATCTTTCTAACCTACTTTCGTTATATGTTACTACGCGGGAACGTTCCCTCTTTTTATGAATATTACTACATTCTCATCGTTTTGTCAATATTCAGTTTGTTTAAATTTGTTTAAACTGGCAAGGAAGAGACAAAAATAGAGCGGCTCCCTAAAACGTATATGTTATTGTTATAGCGGCTTGTCTTCTGAAACGAATCCTTTAAAATGCATAGTGCGGGCAAAAAAATGTGCACCACAACAAGTTTTTTCTAGGAAGAGTTGTAGAAAAGAAATCTATATGAACTAAAAATTCTGTGAGAAGTTACAAAATTATCCTTAACCCATTGTAATTTGATAAACTTGCCGATAAAATGAAAAGATAAATCTTTCCTTATCACACGGGCGCTTAGCTCAGTTGGTTAGAGCAGCCGGCTCATAACCGGTCGGTCCCGGGTTCAAGTCCCCGAGCGCCCACCACATGGAAACGTACCCAAGCGGTTGAAGGGGGCGGTCTTGAAAACCGCTAGGCGGCAGAGATGTCGCGCGTGGGTTCGAATCCCACTGTTTCCGCCATTGTTGGAGTAAAGCTGAACTCGCATAGTACAGGTTGGTGCTTGGACCTTTCGCACCCTTGCAAATGAGAGTTCGAGTCTCTACTTCGACATAAACTCCGCATCACAACGGTCTTGGTGTCTCTTCTCCAAAAGAGAGCGGCTTGCAACGCAGCGGGGTTCTTTTATCCGGGATTAGCGCAGTTGGTAGCGCGCCTGCTTTGGGAGAATACGCCCAGCCGGATAAATAAACTGAATAACCGGGTGTAGCGCAGTTGGTAGCGCGCCTGCTTTGGGAGCTGGATGTCGTGCGTTCGAGTCTCCCATCTCGGACCACCCTCTTGTTAACTTTTGATTGCAAGATGTTTATGCGCAACGTAATAATGTTGCTATCTCTTCTTTTCTCTCTTCTATGTGCCATTGTTCTTCTTCGCCTCGCTGAGCAGGAATCGACCACCTTCTATTTCTATTCATCTATTATACAGGGGCGTCGCCAAGTGGTAAGGCAAGGGACTTTGACTCCCTCATCCGCTGGTTCAAATCCAGCCGTCCCTGCCATATGTTCCGGTAGCTCAGTCGGCAGAGCAACTGCCTTTTAAGCAGTGGGTCAGGGGTTCGAATCCCCTCCGGGGCACCAGTGGGTGTGGCGGAATTGGCAGACGCGTTGGATTTAGGTTCCAATGTCCTTCGGCGTAAGGGTTCGAGTCCCTTTACCCACACCAATGCCGGTGTGGTGGAATGGTAGACACAGGAGACTTAAAATCTCCCGGTAGCGATACCGTACCGGTTCGAATCCGGTCACCGGCACCACCTTTTATTAATTATATTTTGAACAGGACAGAACGGCAAATTTTGATTTATCGCTCTGTTGGACGAAGGCTGCAAACTGCTCCTGTAGTTCCAGTGGAGGCAGCGGCCAATGGAATCCCGCAATCTGTTCTCGGTTGACTTTGGGCATATTGGACCTCCCGCTGAGAGGGATAATATACTCAAGAAACCATGCGGAACGCAAAACAAAAGCTAGGTATATACGATTGCAGTTATTCTTACAAAGAATTGGATAGGCATCAGCGGAACACAATCCGTGGAATGTTGGCAGGGCAACTTTGTTCAAATTAGGGCGGATTTTGCTATAAATAATGTGTTCTGGTGTGAAAATGTATTTGCCACTTTTTAGACCTTGCGTTGTTTATTTCCTTTTCCGAAAACAATACATTCCCGGTTCTCGAAGTCAACATCATTGCGATTGAGTTTGACCAGTTCACCTACGCGGATACCAGTTGATGCCAGCAAGTCAATCATTGCCAGGTCCCTAGTATTATCACAATGGTCTCTCATCAGCTCCAACGACTCATCAGAATAGGTTTCTTTGACCGTCTTGCCTGTCTTCACCTTATGGATTCTTCGTACAGGGCTTTTGATGATGTAGTCCTCATCTTCCAGCCAGGCAAAAAAAGTAGAAAGGATCCGCCGCACATTGTCAAGCGTCACCTTACTGACGGTACCGCGCCTCTGGTATGTATCCAAATAGCACCGTAGATCTTCGGTGCTGATTTGGCATTCGGGTTTTTCTACTGCTTCCAACATATTCCGTATAGTGGACTCATAATAACGCAAGGATTTTTCTGAGCACCCCTCAACTCTCTTGGCTGCAATAAACAGAGCCAGCATATTAGGAGTGCTTGGTGCCGGATCTGCTGTGGTATGAGCAATGAAGGGGGTCAAATGCTTCTTTAGCACATGCTTCAAGGCTTCAAGTTGTCGGCTACCGAGTATACCCACTAAATCCTGACTAACAGAGTTGATGATTTGATTGATCATGAAGATTCCTCCTTTTTCGTCTTCCTCCGTAATTGGCATCCCCACGAGCCGGAGGAAACTTCATGACCTGATTTAGTTATCCGAGATTCTCTGAAATAATGCGCTTGTATGTTGCCGTCAGCTCAGAAAGTGCTTGTTCCAGTTCAAATTTTGATTTATCGCTCTGCTTAGCAAAGTCCGAAAATCTTCTCTGGAAATCAATTTCAGGTACAGAAACATGAATTTTCTCGAGATTATTCACTGCTAAACCGGGCTGTGCTGCACCGGTTGCATATCTGTTTAAGTTCAAAAGCACAAGCATATGATATAGCCAATATCGGTCCATCTCTGCAATCGGAGTAACTACCACGGCGTGTTCAGTAGCATGAAATTTCCCTGTTACATACTGGACATTACCGCATAAAGCACCCTGACGGCCGATTATTGGGTATTCTCCGTAATGTGTAAAGCTGGAGACATATCCTCGGCAACCATTACCACCGAAACATGGAAACAGATCATCTTGCCGTTCGGCACAAATATCATCAGCCTTAACGAATTGCCCAGCTTTAAGAGTGCACACTTCACCCAATAATGGGTATTCAGCATTCTTTTCGATTGCTATGGGATCTCCGAAGAGAGCGATAAATTGAGATTTCACCAGTTCATCGGCCATGCGAATCATTTCCTGATAGGACTTCTTTGTTTTGTCCATAGCCCACAGCAATTCCGCCAGTTGCCTTTGCGTTTCAATATTAGGCAAATCAAACTCATAGTTCCTAAGGTGTTCCCACTTAACACGAGGAGATAGTGATCCCGCAGATTTTCCAACAGCATAATCGAATAAATCATCGTTCTGAATCACAAACGGAAGAAGTTCAGGAAGAATGCAGTCGCTTTTTGCAGAAATGACCGTTATGTCGCCAGAACAAATCCCATCAAAAGGTGCAACTGCAGCTTTTTTCAAGTAGGCCCTACGGCGACCAAATAATATATCACCTTTTCGGAATATCTTTGTAAAGGTGTTCCCGGATCCTTCTTCCCATGCGGATAATGTGATTTCCTCAGGCGTGAGATGTTCCAGACCGACAACCGGGTATCCTTCTTTGCCGTTTTTGCAGGTCTCTTTGCGTTCTATTGCCACATCGCCAAGTAGAACTTTACTCATCGGCAGGAACCTCCTTCCCAAGCATAGAATTGAGTCTTTCAAAACTGATCTTCATTTTTTCGGCTGCAACTCTCCAACTCTCGTAGTGTTCTTGTACTGACCGAGTATCGATAGCCTCCTCGCTAACGATCGGCTTCACATACAGCGGAATGCTTAGCGAGTAATTGTTTTCCGCAATATCCTGGATGGTTGCTTTTTTTGCAAACCCATCTACATTTTCATAATTCAGATAGGCGTCAGCTATCTTCCGAATATGATCTTCTTCCAAATAGCTTTGGGCATTCTTTCGAATAACCTCGTTGAGGGCATTGATAAAGAGGACTTGGCCCCGTCTGTCCGGTCGCTTATTCTTGCGGCAAATCACGATGCAGGCTTCCATCGGTGAATTGTAGAACAGATTGGCTGCGAGGCCAATCACACATTCAACAACATCACTCCGTACTAGCTTTTCTCGCATAGCACTTTCCTCGTTGCGGAAAAGCACACCATGCGGGAAAAGGATCGCACAGCGGCCGGTATCTTCTCTCAAGCTGGCGATAATGTGCTGTAAGAATGCATAGTCAGCGCGACCCTGAGGAGGAACGCCTAAGAAGTTTCTGCCGTACTTATCGCTCTCAAACGCTGTTCGATCCCACTGGCTGATGGAATAGGGGGGATTTGCTCGTGCTATGCAAGGACTAAAAAAATATGTACCCCTTGGAGAGCAACGGGCAGCCCAGCAAAGCTGTCTGCTCTCCTTGGAATACATATCCGATCAGGTATTCTCATCACCACTTTTCTTATGGCGGGATACCTGAACTTTCTCGTATTTTAGCCATTTTCTCCGCCTCCCAGCTCCGTCATCAGCTCATCGCTGAAGCGGTATTCGATCTCAAGCCTCATGCCGCTGAACACCTTCACTCTTGAAATGAAGAACAGCAGCATCTCATTGGTTACGTTCTCTGATTTCAGCAGATTCCTTGCCTCGCTGCCGTAAAGCTCCATTTCCGGATCTGTCTTTGCTTCCAGCGCCGCGATTTCTTCCTGAAGTTCGGTCAGCTGCGCCTGCATTTGCGCATTTTCCTCAGTGAGCTTATCCCGCACGGCCAGATATTCGTCTCTGCCGATCCTGCCGTCTGAATAGCGCTCATATGCGCCGAGACGTTCGCTCTGATTGCGTTTCATTTTGCTCTCCAGCCGGAGAACCGTCTGCTTCATGTTGTCCATGGAACCTTTGGTCTTGGCTGCCGCCTCCTGAATCTTCTTATCGTGATCCACCAGAAGCTCCAACATCTGACGGAGGCTGCCGATTACGGCTTTTTGCAGCTCGTCCTCATAGAATCGCTCACCCAGCGGACATGTAGTTTCCGCAGAGTACCGGGAAGCCTCACACTGATAATAGATGCGTTTTGCCTTGGAATGCCGTACCATGGCTCTTTCGCATTCCCCGCAGCAAAGTAATGAACGGAGAGGATAGTCCAGTTTGCGCTGTGTATATGGTTTTCCTACAGCGATCGCAGACTGCGCTTTCTCATAGGTTTCCTGTGAGATCAGCGGGACATTGCAATCCGGGATGATCAGCCAGTCCTCCTTATCCTTTTTGTTGCTTGTGGGATGGTTGAGGCTCTTATAATCCCGTTTGTAACTCACGTTCGCCCCGGTGTATTCCAAACGCTCGATGATATTCCGAACGGAATAGGAGCCCCAATCCTGTTTTGGCGACCGTTTTTTATGCTTCCTGCTCTCAGGATGGATTCTTGCGAAATGCGCCGCAGGCGTTTCCACATGTTCCTCATTCAGAATGCGGGCAATCTGCCCAAGATTCTTACCCGACACAGCCAGCGCAAAGATTCTCTGTACAACCGGCGCTGCCACCGGGTCAGGAATCAACTTGTGCTTATTCTCCGGGTCTTTGATATACCCGTAGGGAGCGTGACTGGCTATGTATTCTCCATGCTTAATCCTGGAGCGCAGCACCGTCTTGATCTTCTGTGAAAGATCACGGCTGTAATAGGAATAGACGATATAGCGCATGACCACATCCATGCCGCCGGTCGTTCCCTTGTAGTCATCACTGTCGTAACCGTCATTGACGGAGATGAAGCGGACGCCCAGGAACGGGAAGATCCGCTCCAGATAATCACCGATCTCAACGTAGTCGCGGAAGAACCGGCTGAAATCCTTGCAGAGCACCAGCTTGGATTCTCCGTTTTTCAAAGCTTCGATCATCCGCTCAAAGGACGGCCTGCGGTCATTGGTGCCGGAAAAGCCGTCGTCCACGAACTCGACTGCTTCATAGAGCCGGAGCTCATCATGGGTTTTGATGTACTGGTACAGCAAAGCCCTCTGATTGGCGACGCTGTTGCTTTCGGTCTTGTTTTTCAGATCGTCATCAGCGTCGGACAACCGGATGTATAAGAATATCTTCTTCATTCCTGACCTTCTCCTTTCAGCTCCTCCCAGGCACTACGGAGCGTTTCAAATTCTTCCTGGTATTTGAGAACCACTTCGATCCGTTTTGTGTGATCCGCATCTTCATAGACCAGCACCTTCTCAACCATGGCCACTACCAACTCCCTGGTAAGCTCTCCGCCGTCAATAACGCTTCGCATACTCTCCAGCCATTTATTCTCACTGGAAAGGGTCTTGTTGAGCTTTGCCTGCTGTACCAGAAGTGCGTTCAGCTGGCGGTTCAGCTGCTGATATTCCTCGTCAAAGCGCTGCTTCATCATCGTGTATTCTTCCGCAGTCAGAATACCGTCGCTGTAATCCTCATAAAGCCGTTCCCGCTTTACCTGCCGGGACTTCATCTGTACCGACAGGCTCTGCACTTCATTCCGAAGCTCGGTCTGTCTGCCGGTTTCCTCACCGCGATTCAACCGGTTTGTCAGGGCATCGAAATCGGCCACAAAGAGCAGCTGATCCGAAATCACATGCTGCACTACAGCGACGATCTTTGTCTGAGCGATGGTATGGAATCCGTGCTTGCACTCATTGAGGAAGTAATTCTGGCAATGATACGAGCCGTTTTTACTTCCGGGTTTGATGCTTCTGTGATAGCCCATACCTCTGCCGCAGTCGCCGCAGAAGATCATCTTATGGAACAACGGTTGATTGTTCTCCCGGAATTCCTTTGTGGCCTCCAGATGGTCATTCCATTTCTTGTTTGCCTTGATTCTGCGTTCTTTCAGAATTTCAAAGGTTTCACGGTCTACCAGTGGCTCATGCATGTCCTTCAAAACTCGCCATTTGCTTTCATCGTATTCATAGTGGTAATCCGGCTGCCCCAGATAAAGCGCAGTCGGCATTCGCCCGAATACCAGGTCGCCGGTGTAGGTCGGATTCATGCAGATCTGCTTCACACAGGGACAATTCCACTTGGCGTGCTCATATTTCGGGTCTTTGCTGACACCGCGCATCCAGCGCAGATGCCCCGGCGATGGAATCCCTTCCTCGTTCAGCTTTCTGGCGATTGCAGAGAACTCCATACCGTCCAACCGCATCTTGAAAATCCTTGTCACCACATCCCGTGTCTCCGGATCAGGCTCAAAGCGGTATGCCTGCGTCGTGGACTTGCGATACCCGTATGGAATTGCGCTGGGGATATGCTCTGCGGCAAGCTGCTTTGTGTGAACGGCGGTAGATACCTTCCTGGACATATCCCGCGAATAGAAGCTGTTGATCAGATTCTTCAGCGGGATCAGCAGGCTTTCAGCCGATCCATCCGTCTCAAAGCTGTCGTAATTGTCGGATACGGAGATAAACCGTACCCCGAAGAACGGAAATACATTCTCCAGCAGATTGCCCGCTTCGATGTAGTCACGGGAAAACCGGGAGAAATCCTTGATGACAAGCCCCTTGATACGTCCTTCCTTGATTTCCTCAATCATCTTTTGAAACTGCGGACGCTTCATGTTTGTTCCTGTCCAGCCATTGTCGATAAATGTCCCGGCAAGATGCAGATACGGATGCTCGTCGATGTACTCCCGGCAGATAGCCACCTGTTCCTCGATGGACGCGCCGCCGTCATCCTTCTTGCTGTTTTCCACGGAGAGCCGCGCATAGATCGCTGTCTCCCATTGAATGATTTCCGGAGCAGCCGCGGTGACCGCTGGCTGCGTTTCCTCCAGAAACGTCTGTCTTTTCCTTCTTCCCATCTTTATGCCTCCTCCGGGAGAATGTCTTTGTTGCGATCTATGTATTGGACTGCCTCATCCAGCTGATCCTGATAGCGAAAGACCACTTCGATGTGCTTCGCGTCGTAAATTACGATACGCTCGATCAGATTCACCACGACTGCCCGTTGCAGCTCTGTGATGTTTTCATACTGCCGGAACAGGTCAATCCATTCCGAATGCCGCTCACCGTTCTCCACAGTCAGCAGCCGTTCTTCCTTGATCTGAACCATGGCTTTCTGCCGTTCCTGAATCCTACGGTCATAGCCGCTGCGGAACTCCAGGTATTCTTCTTTGGAAATCATGCCGTCCGCCATGTCGCTGTACAGATTCAGCTTCAAATCCTGATACCGCTTGATTTCATCCTCCAGCCTGGTCAGCTGTGCGTCGTAGTCGAAGACTTTCCGCTGCTGTTCCGGGAGGGAAGCGATATAGTCCAGCACTGCATCTACCTCACAGACCAGATTGATCTGATCGCGGACAAGCTGGAAGACGATCTTCTCCAGTTTGCTTTCGCTGAAGCTGTGCGGGCTGCATCCCTGTTTCGCCTTATTCGTGGAGCAGACGAAGTAGTAATACCGTTTGCCATGGGAAGGAACCGCCTTCCGCGCCATGGCGTGCAGACAGTCCCCGCAGTACACGAAGCCGGCAAAGATATGGCTGGCTTCCTTTTCCGGGGCTACCCGGATGTCTTTCCCCAGCAGGCTCTGTACGGTCTCGAAGTCCGTCTCCTTAATGATGGCGTCATGGTTTTCTTCCACCGTGATCCAGTCATCCTCACTGTAATGGACTTCTTTCTTCACCTTGTAATTCGGAGTCCCGCGCTTATGCTGCGTCAGCGTTCCAAGGTAAATCCGATTGGTCAGCACACGCTGTACGGAACCGGCGTTCCATGTTGCCTGCGTACTGGTGCAGAAGCCGGAGCCGTATTTCATTCCCTTTGAACGCTTGTATTCCATGGGGCTGAGTACGCCCATGGAATTGAGTTTCGCGGCAATCCTCGTATTGCTCATTCCCTGAAGCCGGTACTTGAAGATCATCTCCACGACCTGCGCTGCCTCCTCGTCCACCAGCAGCCGGTTTTTGTTTTCCGGGTCTTTCCGGTAACCGTAGGTGGCAAACGCGCCGATGAAGTCGCCCATCTTTCTCTTGATATCCAGCTGGGTGCGGATCTTCATGGAAATGTCCTTGCAGTACGCATCGTTGATCAGGTTCTTGAACGGAACGATTAGCGAATCCGCCTGCGTTTTTTCTCCGTTGCTGTCATAGCTGTCGTTGATCGCAATGAATCGCACGCCCATGAACGGGAAGATTTTCTCCAGGTATCTGCCGGAATCAATATAGTTTCTGGCAAAACGTGAGAGATCCTTGCAGACGATACAGTTGATCTTTTTCTGCCGGATATCCTCCATCATCTGCTTGAAGCCGGGGCGATCGAAGTTCACACCCGAATAGCCGTCATCGACGTATTCCCTGGCGATGACCATATCTGTGCGATCCCGAAGGAACTCACGGATAATATCCCTCTGGCTACCGATGGAGTTACTTTCCGCTTTGTCGCCGTCATCGCGGGACAAACGGCAGTATACAGCGACATTCCAAACTTTTTCTGTCATAATGTCCATCCTCCTTTCCTCGCCAGAGTAGTCTTTTTTCTATGTATAAGCGAGGATGTCGATATCCCCGCCGACAAGCTTGACAAATGCCGCGTTACATGCTGCGGATATATGCCTCAAGTCTGTCCTCTATGGTTTCTTTGGTATTGCTGAAGCTGACCTTTACGATCACGCCGTCGTCCACGTAGCAGTAGGGATTTCTTACCTGCCGGATATACTGGCGCAGCCGTTCCTTACGCGGCAGCTTCTGGTCAATGACGATGCCGCGCCGGTCTGCCAGCTGATCTGCCTGAACCGTCCGGACATCGACGCTTCTCATTTCCTCAATGCTCATTTGATCTGTCCTTCCTTCACGGAGCCTCGATACAGTCGGGTATATCGAAGCCAAAGTGATTCCTGAGAGCTTCCTCAACCCCGGCGATATCACGCTTGTCCAAGCGGCCGATCTTGCGGATGATCCTGTCCTTGTCGATGGTATTCACCTGCTCGGCCTCGACCATGGAAGGATACCGGATGCAGTCCGAATACTTCAGAACGTAATGCGTTTTCAGGCTTTGTTTCTTCAATATCGTTGTCATCGGAACCATGGTCACAGTCGGAGCGTAGAACAGGCCGTAGTCGTTCTGAACGATCACGACCGGACGCCTGCCGCCTTGTTCGGAGCCGTGAGGAATGCCAAGGTCTGCAAGGAAAACGTCTCCCTTGCGGTAAACTTGCTCTTTCATTGGCTGTCCTCTCTGTCAAAATCATGTTGATGTATCACCGCCGGCCAGTGACGACCGGCGGTGTAACGTTTATTTCTTCGTATCACTTATTTGTTCCCAACACCCCAGTGATCCGGGAAGTCATCAGATGGCGGAATGCTTTCCGCTCCATGGGCCTCTCACCCCCGCGAGGATCTCCCGCAGCTGCCCCCATTGCGTGATCCCGGTTCCACCCGGGGCTGTGGCTGGACAGAAGTACCATTGTACCCGTGCGTTTCACGGCCTTGCAGGTAGCGATCCTGCATTTATGAACGGCATGTTTCTCGCTCTGCCTTGCGGCGTCAATGCGCATGGTTCAACTGGCTGGCGCTTTCGCACCCGCACGGGGAAGTATCTGATGAATGCATATTCACTTTTCAAAGAGCCCATGTACCGCAGGAGGGAATGTCCCTCCTACGGCACAAATTTTAGGGCCAGTGAATCGTGAATTTTAGCGCCTCAAGCGACCGGTCACCGTCCTTTATATGACCGGTTCACAGTTCCCGTGCGATTTTTGTCAGGCTTTCAATGACGGCCAGGATATCCTTTTTGGCCTTGCTGTTGGATTCCATCTCTCCGAGCAGCAGATAATCCAGGCTCACATGGAAGTATTCCGCCATCTCAACGATCAGCTCCAGCGATCCGGTACGGCTGCCAGCTTCGATCTTCCGGTAGTGCGTGTCGCTGATGCCGATCTTGTCGCAGAACTCCTCCTGCGTCATACCGCAGGCCTGTCTCAGCTTGCGGAGCCTCGTTCCAAAGTCCTTCATATTGAATCTTGTTGTTCTCATGTTTTTCCTCCGATTTCGTTTGAGATTTGTGTTTTGTCCGCAAACCTCGAAACCGGAGGAGACCGACAATGAAGCCCTGCAAAAGGGCAAAAAAATAAGAGGCGGTTGCTTCTGCAATACTCTGCAAAAACAACCGCCTCCGGCAGGTTTTCAATTTCCATACCCAGTCACCAAGAAGATGTCCTTTCCGATGCATTTTGTTTTTGCATCGGACACTCTACTCAGTGGCTGTGACTCAGCCTGCTACACAGACCGCTACAATCCTGTTACTTGAAAAATTTTTTTCCGATCCTGTTACTTTGCTGTTACCGTAGCTGTTACATTCCTGTTACACGGGATTTCAGACCGATTTCAATGTTTTTGGAGCGTCAGCAGCTCCGTAAGCCTTTCGTATTCCTCCTCGATCAGTTCCTCCTGTGCTTTCTTCAGGAATTGCTCCCTTGCCACGCTGTTTCCCATGTTGTCGGCTGCGATAATGACCCAGTAATACGCTGCCTGAATGCCCGGTTCGATCTCCAGCGCCCGCGGGCCCAGCTCCATGATACAGCGGTAATCCTTATTACGCCCAAGGAGCGCAAGCATCTCGGATGTGATATCGACATAAAGCTGATTGTAATGAGATGTATAGGTGTACAGCCATGTGCCGATATCTGCCTCGCCCTGAACAAAGAGTCTGCCGCGATAAAGGGAAAACGCTTTTTCCAGCAACATCAGCTTGTCGTTGCCGTCCGGCATCTTCCTTGTCCGCTGGTAAATTTCCTCCAGCTCCTGTGCATCCGTCGTGACCTTTACATCATCGGAAAATGCCAGCATCTTATTCCGGGCATCAATGACCTTTACATCGTGATAAGCGGCGAGGTCATTGTGCATCCGGAAAATTGCCTGACGGATATTGTTCCTTGCGGTGCTTTCCGGTTCATCCGGCCAGTTTTCTTCAATCAGCCTCTGCTGATCTACCGGAATCTTATGCAGCACCATATACAGCATGACGATCCATGCGCGGCGGTTCGGATGCGGCAAATCCTGTTCGCAGACCTCATGCCCTTTGATCACCATGTTGTGCGGGCCGAGGATGTTGTAACGGATATGGAACTTGCCGTCATCCGGTTCCTCCACATACATGACTTTTTCCATTCTGGCACGCCTGATCTGTTCCAGCATCATCATTGCTACGAAGCAAGCCAGCTGAAGCGGCTGATATTGCTCCGCATAACGCTTTACATTACGGACGACCATGAAGCCCAACGGATGCTGACCGAAAGGAACACCGACGATAGACCGCGCATCCAGCCTCTTATACGCCTCATATTCCTTCGGATTCGTTTTCCGGATCGCCTCAATGTCCGGGATGACCAGCGGCTCCTGATCCATCAGGTGCTTCACCCATGTCGCAAATTCTTCTGTGAACTCCACCTCGTTGAACAGCGTTTCCTTCATCGGACCGAGACCGACTTCATACCAGATTTCCGGTATGAATACCTGCGTCTGAAGATCAGCTGTCAAAATCCCGCACCAGTCAGCATCGTAGAGTTCACAGGCTGCTTTCATAACGCCGATTGCAATCTCCAGGGGATCTTCTTCGTTATGAAGCGCGGTCTCTGTTTTGAAAATGATTTGGAACAGAAGATCCTGGAATTCATAACGCAGCATGTCCTCTTCGGGAACCTCTCGGAAATTCCCGGTCCGTTTCTCTGATGAAGAATCGTCCTTCTTCTTTCTCGATAATAACTCCTTTAACATGACCTGAACCTCCTTTCAGCCGTCTCCTGGTTATCATGGCGTAAAGATACAAAAAACCCGCAAAACTACCATGCCTCAAAACAGCCTGATAGCTTTGCGGACGTTTCTTCATTATCTGCTATCAGGACAATTCTGTGATTTGCTGAACCCGATAGCTCTTCATTCCGTGCGATATGTTATGATTTTCTCTTCTTTAGATTCTTTATCAAGTCCTTCATAGACTTTTCTATGAACTGATACTCATCCTCCGTTAATCCTTTCGCCTCCGGAATGCAGAACAGCGTTTCCTTATCGACCGATTTACTTGATCCTTCGACTCCTCTGGTGAGGAATTCCATGCTGACCTTCAATGTATCGCTGATGGCGACCATCAGAGGATAGGAAGGTAAGGATACCCCACGTTCCACCTGGCTGAGATACTTTGAATCTATAGTCAAAGCCTGCGCCAGTGATTCCTGGGTAAACCCTTTCATCTTTCTTGCGGAACGGATAAAGGAGCCTATGGATGCATTGTCAATCGTGTCGTTTTTATAAAGCATCGGCATCTCCCTCCTTTCCGTCTTGTACCAGAATTGTACAAAGTAAAGCTGGGAGATAGAACACGCGGCCAGCACGGCTCTTTTCATTTATCGTGTTGCCAACATTACTTTTTGAAAAATTTCTGTATGTTGATCCACAGTCAATGCTATTTCCCGGTGCCGCGTTCTCTACTGACACGTAAAAGGCTCGGGGACAGGGAAGTGGATCCCTTTGCTCCGAGCCTCCGATTGATCTGTTGTTATACGCTTTCGCTACGTCAAAAATTTTTTCCTTTCCACCTTCCGGCAGCCCTTGACACTCACCATTTACGTTACCATTTTGACCTTTCTGTGTTTTCTTATGATCACAGGAATCATGTCAGGAATCCTCTGACAGATACTGTTTCATTGCCTCAAAAAGCTTGTCCACGAAGATCGGCTTCTCTGTGAAACCATCCATTCCGGCTTCCAACGCAGCATTTCTGTCTTTTTCCTGCACATTGGCCGATACCGCAATAATAGGGACAGAAGCTTTCGTTCTGTCCTCAAGCGCCCGGATCATCCTTGCAGCCTCAATGCCGTCCATGTTCGGCATCGAAATGTCCATCAGGATCAGATCATAATAATCCGCCGGATTAGCCTTCACTTTCTCCACGCAGTCCTGACCGTCAACCGCAAACTCTATCACAGCGCCAGTCTGCCGCAGCATTTCCCTGGCGATCTCACGGTTAATCTCCATGTCCTCCGCGACTAAGATTCTCTTCCCGGAGAAATCGTAGGAATCAAAATACTTTTGATGGAATGCCGAGAGTTCCTGAATATGCTTCTCCAGTTTGCCCAGATGCTCAAAGCATGTATTGTCCGCACCATCCTGCATCCGGTTCATAACCTGCGAGATGCAGTCGATTGATTTCAGAAGATACTCACCAGAAATGCGGATGCTCTGCAGGTATCGGAGAACCAACTCCTTATCATCATAATGGTTCGCCGCCATATCAGCGCAGCCGAGGATAATATGCAGCGGCGTGCGGATATCCTGCGACATCTCGAATATCTGCACCAGCCTCGACGGCTGGCCTTCATCAACGCATTCCCGCAGAAGATCGTTCACGTGTACCCCCAGTATATCTGCCAGCTTCGGAAACAGGGCGATATCCGGGTAAGACAAATCGCGCTCCCATTTCGAAACAGCTTTATCAGTGACGTTCAGCTTCTCGGCAAGCTGACCCTGTGTCATGTGATTCTGTGTCCGAAGGGAGCGGATATAGGTTCCGAGTGTAGATTGTATCACCTGTATGCACCTCCCGCGCAAAACAATATCATCCGGGAAGCGCCGGAGCAATCGACCGTTGGTTTACCGGTGATGAAACTTGATTACTTCTCCACAAACTTGAATTTGTGCGATTCTCTTCCGCTTTGCCGTTCTATCATCTGGCTACAGTTTCAAGTATTTTTGTTGGTATTCCTAACATGGTCAATGCTCTGTAAATCGCACTCGCCCTATCGCTGTAAAGCAGGTCTTGCGGCAGCTGATCAATCGCATGAACCAGCACTTCCCGGCGAGGCAGCAGATCCACCTCGTAGAACGCACCATAGTCCCGGTTCCCGGGCATTTCTGAAATGCGTTTGGCTGTCTCCTGAATATCCAGTGTCCGTAGATTGCCGAGATGCTCTGTTTCCACGCCCGTGTTGCCGACAAAAAGGTCTCCGTTCTGGTGAACCACCATATATAGCTCGTCCTGCGGGCATTTGAATAATGGAACTATATCAAATCCTTGTTGAAGTTGTTCCTTGAGCATACCGATCGTACAGATTACCTTTGTCAATTCGTCTTCCTGTTGTTGCCAACGAGCAAGCCAAGGACGAATCCGGTGAAGGGTATTCAGTGAACCGCGGCAAGGTTCAAAATCCGTCATATGGGCATGCGGTGTAAAGTTAGGGATTGCAAAATAGATATATGCGGACTGTATCTGTTGCAGCATCCCGTCGATTTCGTCGGCATCCTCAGCAAAAAAACGGTTGAACATCAAAGATGCTCCAACCTCCGCACCGCAGGATTTCATAAACTCAGCCGCTTCAATTGCAATCTTTAAAGCGCCTTCTCGCCGGACGATCTCATCGTGATGAGCAGCATTTCCGTGAATGGTTATACCGAAGTCACGGTATCCGCAGTCAAGATAAGCCTGCATCACGGCATGACGGTCTTTCCTGCGCATCAGTGCAATACCACTCGTCATCCCGTGATGATAGTGTTCAATATATCTCGTGGTGGCGGCCTTACGAATAATGGGAGCAATATCCGGGTGGTTCATCGGTTCATTATCCAGCGTAAAGCTGGTTTCAAACGGCAGAAACTCCGCCAGCGCGTCCAGCTTTTCTATGAATAACAAAGCGTCTTCCAATTTCATCATGCTTCCGGGTCCACCATTGACATAGCAATGCTTGCAACGCGTGTTGCATCCGGAAACCAATATATCAAAATTGACATTCATCTTAGACCTCAACAAATCCCCTGTTTACAGCTCACACACCATAACGTATTCTTCGTCAGTCTCTTTGACCGTCTTGAATCCGAGGTCCGTGTACATCTTAACGGCGGAATTCGCTTTCTGCACAGCCAGGGATGCACGCTCATATCCTTGCCATTTCAGCAGTTCAAGCATCTTCACCATAAGCTGTGATCCAATGCCTTGCCTGCGGTACTCCTTATACAGCGATATCGCAAAGGACGGCGTATCATCATCCACATGGCCGTAATCATCCATGATCCGCGTCCAGACCGCACCGACCACTTTGCCGCCGAAATCTGCCACAAGGCAGTTGTCACCCTTCCGGGTGCCGAAATCATCGGTGTACACGCGCAGTTCCGGTTTCTCAATGATGTCCCGTGACGGCGGCTCCGCACCTTTCGGTATGAAGATTGCCTCATACAGGAAGTCCTTCAGCAGATCAGTTTCGTCCCTGCGGAGGCTGCGGATCACATAGCTTTTGTGTTTATCGCTCGTCATGTGGGCAACATGCTCATTCCGCAGCTTCCCCCGCATTTCAAGCATCTGCTTACCAATCCGCTCCGGATCATTGCCGTTCACGCTGCAGATCAGCTCCAGCGTGTCCGGCGTCCAGATATAGCCGTGCGCCTTGTTATAGAGGTACTGCTGGAACTCCTCATATTCTTTTTTCTTTGGCTGTTTCATAGGCATAGTTGCTTACTCCACCTTCACCCATCCTTTTCGGAAAGCTTCCGGGCCGTAGGGGATGCTCATCTGATTTCCATTGCTCATTATCTCTGGGTAATGTACAACCATATGGTCATCCGTAATTTGAGTAATAACCCCTGTCATACCTCGGACTGTATCAGTGATTCGTGTACCAAAATAAATCCCGTGTGGAAACGTCTCTTTATTATACTGAGCAGACGGCTCCGCCACCATTGACACTTTTTCATCTGCGTGAAAACGTCCTCCATAAGGGCCCTCTGATACCATTTTGGCAATATGGCCTTTCCATGCCAACGCTTCCATACGATCACGATATGCAACACAACGATCAATCAAATCAGCCAGCCGATCAGGTTCTGCTTTTCTTGCCCTAAACATTTTCACGAAAAAATCTTGATACTGTGCCAATGTCAGAGGCACAACCGTCAGACGCTGCTTCTCTGTACCTGAATACCAAACACCATGACGGAATGTCTCAACCGTGTTATTGTCTACACGTACGGCAATAAATAAACCAAGTACAGGTTTCTCATATTGCAAAATTGCATCAGACACATGTCGCCGTACTGGTTCCCCTTCCATAGCCTCTTGGCGAGACGAAGTAGACATCGTAACTTCTGTCAGTATCATAAAATCTTTGTAATCACAGTATAGATCTCCTCGTCCTCCACCAGCAGTTGAGACTGGCATAAAATCGGAATCAAGCCGAAAACCGCGCACCTCATATGGAGCATTTTTTAGATGATTGATAGCCAATGCTGCTCGCCAGAGTGTCCATTCCAAATATACGGCACATTCTTCTTTTGGTACTTCGATCTCGTAGTCTTCGTCGTAGGTTTTCTTTCCTCCGCCACTTATAAGCAATGTCATATAATCAGCGATCTCTTGCCACTGGTCAGACTGTGCAGCTGCATACTGAATCTCATTTTCCATAGATAGTTTTTCTTCCAGTCGTCCGCGGGCAATATTCACTTCTGCCGGGGTATTCAGTGGAAGATCGGAAATATCATATGATTGGTTCCTATTAGGAACGCTGTAAATACAAGGGTTTCAAGGCCCGACAAAATAAAACAGAGCTATCACATTACGCAAAAGGCCGCCCGGTCAAGACAACGGGCGGCCTTTTTGCGTGGAAAGCTCGGAAGGAGGCAGAAATTTTCCAAAAAATAAGTACAAAATTTTTGAACTGATTTTTGTGCAACATTACAGAAAGCAAGGAGGTTAGCAAGTGGAGGAAAAAAATATTCCCGCCGCTGGAGGGAAACCTATCACGCCTGATGCCCCCGGCCCGGATTTTCCCAGCAGCGATCCCCCGCCCCCGGGCTTAACCGCTGGGCCGCCCCCGCAGGAACAGGACGGCATAACGCCGCCCGAGCCCGGCGATGTGGTGGTGTCCTTTGACAAGATCGAGGAACTGATGGCGGAACGCCGGGCGGCTGCCCGCGATACGGTGGAAAAGAACGAGCCGCCTACCCAGGAGGGCGAGGCTCACAACGACAATCCTACTCCGACTGAGAAAGCGGCTGACAGGGACATAACGGAAAAACCGCAGGAAGAGGTTGCAGAGGGCCAGAAAACGCCCCGCCGTGGCCGTCCCCCAAAGGCTGAAAAAGCGGAGCAGGCCGCGCCCAAGGCCGACAAGGAACAGGCGGCGGCAAAGCCCCGCAGAGGCCGCCCGGCCAAGGCTGACAAGGCGGCCCCCGACGAGGCCCAGCCGCCCAAACCTCGAGACAAAGTGTCCCGAGGTAAAAAGGCCGCTCCCGCCCATGAACAGGCCACCGCTGGCGGTGGTACTGGCCCCGGTGCCGGGATCACGGCGGAGCCCCCGGCACCGACACCCCCGCCCCGTCCTGTGGAGGAGGGTAAGCTGATTTATTTGAAACTTTCCGAGCTCCACCCATTCCACACATTCCGTCCCCATCCGTTCAAGGTCAAGGACGACGCCAAAATGCAGGAAACCGTGGCGTCCATCAAGGCCAACGGCGTTATGGTTCCCGGCCTTGCCCGCCCGGAGAAGGACGGCGGCGGCTATGAGATCGTGGCGGGCCATCGGCGCTGCCGGGGCAGCGAACTGGCGGGGCTGGAGGAAATGCCCTTTATTGTCCGGGATATGACCGACCAAGAAGCTGTGCAGGCCATGAGGGACAGTAACAAGCAACGAGATCAGACACTTCCCAGCGAATTGGCCGCTCTGCTGGATTTAGAAGTGGAGGCCATCAAGCACCAGGGCGGGCGGCTGGACGGCGTTGCTCCCGGTGATGTGGGAAAACGCTCTGTGGAAATCGTGGGCGAGGCGCATGATATGAACTATAAAAAAGTCATGCGGTATCTTCGGCTCAATTCCCTTGTCCCGGAGTTGCTGAACAAGGTGGACGAGAAGGGGCTGGGCTTCATGCCCGCCGTGGAGCTCTCGTACATCAAACCGAAAAATCAGAGGTTGATTGCCGTTTCCATCGATGGGGAGCAGTCCTCGCCCTCCCACGCCCAGGCAAAACAGCTTCGGGAACTGGATCAGGCGGGCAAGCTCAACGGCGATGTGATCGACGGTATTTTATCTGAAAAGAAAAAGGAGGATCGCGGCGTGATTATTTCTACGGCTGAACTGGAGAAGTATTTTGGCAAGGAGGCTACCCCCTCCAAAATGAAAGAGCAGATCATGTCCCTGCTGGACGAATGGAAAGAGAAGCAGCCGCCCGAGCTGGCAAAGCCCGAGAAAAAGGCGGATTTGGAGAAGTAACCTCGAGACACTTTGTCCCGAGGTTTTTTTGCGCCCTGATCTCCGGGGCCCCCGCAAAGTCCTTTGACTTTGTGGGGAGAGGTGGAACAACGGAGTGTGCGGATTTTGGGTGCCTGCACCCAAAGGAGCAAAACGGAGTTTGTGACACCGAGGCTCTTGTGATATATCCCCCGTCGCCGCCCATTTCCCGGCACAGGCGGGAGTTGCCCGTCAAGGGGGCGGAACGCCCCGCCGCTTGCGGCGGCTTGCCCTTGACGGGCGGCCCCGGCTGTGCTATTCCCTGCGGCGCGACGGGGGTATATCCTCCAGAGCCGCCCCCTTTCCCATGAATGGGAAAGGGCGGGGGGATTGGGCTGAACGACTTTATCAAAATATCGGAGGTATTGAATATGAAACGACCCCTTGCGTATGTTACCGCCGCATGGTACGGCGGCGACAGCGAAAACGCGGAACAGGCGGCCCGGTACTGCCGCGCCGTGTACGAGGCGGGCTTTTCGCCCATCTGCCCCTCGCTTTACCTTCCCCTGTTCCTCAACGATGCGATTCCCGAGGAGCACAAGAGCGGCATCGACATGAGCCGCGACTTGCTCCGCCGCTCTCATGTGCTGGTGGTATGCGGCCATGCCGTCACCGAGGCCATGAAAAACGACATCGCGGTGGCCCAGCGGCTGGGGATCACGGCCACCACCCTTGAGGGTATTTTGACCGTCAAGGGCCAGGGCCGCCGCTGATATGCCGTCCCTGTTTGAAGCCTATATCACCAACGCCGGGAAATACGCCGAGGGCCAGCTTGTGGGGGAAACCTTAAAATTCCCCACCAGCACCGAGGAGGTGCAGGCCCTGCTCAAGCGGATCGGCGTGGACGGTGTGCGGTATCAAGAGATTTTCATTACTTCTTTTGACGGCGATGTGCTGGGCCTGTACGACTATCTGAACGAATACGAAAGTCTGGACGAGCTCAACCATTTGGCCCATCTGCTCTCCGGGCTGGATCAAGGCGAGCTGGAAACGCTGGAGGCCGTTCTCAACAAGGGCGAGCACGCCTCCAGCGTGGCCGACATCATCAACCTCGTTCACAATCTGGATTGCTATGAGCTTCACCCCGGCGTATCAGACGATGAAACGCTGGGGCGCATTTATGTGGAGGAAATGGGGCTGCTGGAGGTGCCCGAAAATCTGATCAACTATTTTGACTTCGAGGCATACGGGCGGGATATGCGGCTGAACGAGGGCGGCCACTTCGCCCCCGGCGGCTATCTGACCAGGAGCGGTGGCGACTTTGTGGAGCAATATCACGGGATCGGGGACATTCCCGCCGAGCACCGGGTATTTGCCTACCCCCAGCTTTCCATCCGGGAGCAGATGGCGGCCTACAAAGAAATCATTGACGGTTCTGCCCGCGACACGGGCAAGCGCCAGATCATTCCGGGGCATGAGGATCGGTAACAGCTACGAGACACTTTGTCCCAAAGTAAGGAGGTGGTATAGCTGATTGATGAAGATATTTCCCGGCGCACGATTGCGGTTTCCGTGAAGGCCGGTAAGCTGACGGCCCGGAGCCTTGCTTATGTGCTCCGGGCCGTTGGCCGTAAGATCGCCAAGGCCCGCCGGGAGGCCCAAACGCCCCACGGCAAACAGAGCGTGAAAAAGCTCATGGCCCACGGCGCGGCTACCAACAGCATTGAGGTGGGCGCGCCCAAGGTATTTGACCGGGTGGCCCGGAGGTGGAATGTGGACTATGCCTTTTACAAAACCGGGCCGGACAAATATCTGCTTTTCTTCAAGTCTGGACAGGCCGACGCGATGACGGCCTGTTTTTCCGAATACTCCCGGAAGGTGCTGGACAAATCCAAGTCCCGGCGCGTCCCCATCCGGGAACAGCTCAAGCGGGCGGCGGATCAGCTTGCCAAAGAAAAGCCCCGCCAGAAAGAGCGCACTAAGGAGGCCGCGCATGAGGACAGATAAAATCAGAAAATATGTGCTCCCCAACATCCCGTATCTGTTCATCGGCTGGGCCTGCTTAAAGCTGGGAACGGCCTACCGTCTGGCCGCTGGCGCAAATTTTGGGGAGAAGCTGCTGGGGCTGATGCAGACCATCGGCGTGGCTTTTGCGGACTTTGCGCCGGGGCTGAACCCGGCGGATTGGCTGGTGGGCGTCCTGGGGGCCGTTGGTTTTCGCCTGCTGATCTACTTCAAAAGCAAGAACGCCAAGAAATACCGCCGGGATGAAGAATACGGCAGCGCCCGTTGGGGCGGTCCCAAAGATATAGCGCCGTTTGTCGATCCCAAGTTTGAAAACAACGTCATTCTCACCGGGACGGAGTTTCTCACCATGAACACCCGCCCGAAAATCCCGGCCAACGCTCGCAATCTGAATTGCTGTATCATCGGATCGTCTGGCTCGGGCAAAACAAGATTTTGGCTCACCCCCCAACTGCTTCAAGCTCATTCATCCTATGTGTGCGTAGACCCAAAAGGCGGGGTCTTAAATCAAGTGGGCTACTTCCTGCAAAAGAAGCGGGGGTACAAGATCAAGGTATTCAACAGCATCGACTTTTCCAAGTCCATGCACTACAATCCGCTGGCGTACATCAAGAACGAGGCCGACATTCTAAAGTTTGTCAATGCGCTGATCTCCAACACCAAGGGTGAGGGCAAGGAGGGAGATCCGTTCTGGACGAAGGCCGAAACGCTCCTTTACTGCGCCCTGATCGCCTATATCATCTTTGAGGGCCCCGCCGAGGATCGGAACATGAACACGCTGGTGGACATGATTTCCGGGATGGAGGTCAAGGAGGATGACGATGACTTTATGAACGCCGTGGACTATATGTTCGCGGGGCTGGAAAAGCGCAAGCCCGATTGCTTTGCCGTGAAGCAATATCGCAAGTATAAACTAAGCAGCGGCAAGACGGCGAAAAGCATTTTGATTTCCTGCGGCGCTCGGCTGGCCCCCTTTGACATCCCCCAGCTCCGGGAGATCATGAGCTATGACGAGCTGGAGCTTGACCGCATGGGCGACCGCAAAACCGCCACGTTCTTTGTGATCTCCGACACCGACAGCACCTACAATTTTTTGGTGGCCCTGGCCTTTTCGCAGATGTTCAACCTTTTGTGCGAACGGGCGGACAACGTACACGGGGGCCGCCTGCCCCATCATGTGCGGGTGCTGTGGGACGAGGCGGCGAACACAGGACAGGTGCCGGGGCTGGAGAAGCTGGTGGCCGTCATCCGCTCCCGCGAGGTCAGTCTGTGCCTGCTGTACCAGCAGTTGGCCCAATGCAAGGCCATCTACGACAAAAACGCGGAGACGATTTTGGGCAACATGGACAGCGTGATCTTTCTCGGTGGCCGGGAGTCCAGCACCATCAAGGAAATATCCGAGAACTGGCTGGGCAAGGCCACCATCTCCATGCAGACCGAAGGGCGCTCCCGTGGGCAGTCGGAGAGCTACAACCAGAACACCCAGCGGCTGGGCCGGGAGCTGATGACCCCCGCCGAGCTTGCCACCATGCCGGGGGACAAGTGCATTTTGCAGCTCCGGGGCCTGCCCCCGTTCTGCTCCAAAAAGTACGATTTGAAGCAGCATCCCAATTACCGATACACGGCAGAGGCCGATAAAACCAAAAACGCCTTTGACCTCGATAAGCTCATCAACCGCCGCAGGCGGCCAGGGCTGAACGAGGTTTGCGAGGTGTACGAGGCGGCGGTTTCCGACGATGCGCTCACAGCCGAGGACGAGGACATCCTGAGCTATGATGACATCGACGATCCCGACGCTTTTGTATAAATCACTTCGAGACAAAGTGTCCCGAAGTCCCGTAACCTGCCGCCCACACCGGGCGGCTTTTTTTGTGGCCGGGTAAATCCCGGAGAAATGGAGGAATATATGCAGTTTTTCGCTTCCGCTATCACTACTTTGCAGACCCTTGTTGTTGCTCTCGGCGCCGGTCTTGGCGTGTGGGGCGTTGTCAATCTGCTGGAAGGTTATGGCTCCGACAATCCCGGTGCCAAGAGCCAGGGCATGAAGCAGCTCATGGCGGGCGGCGGTATCATCGTGCTGGGCACCACTCTCATCCCCCTGCTGTCCGGCCTGTTTTAAGGTAGGGGCCTATGGGTATTCTCACCGAATGGATCACGGAATGGCTCAAAGGGCTTTTGATTTCGGGGATCATGGGAAACCTCGAAGGGCTTTTTGACACGGTGAATACCCGAGTCGGAGAGATCGCGGTACAGGTGGGAACGACCCCGGCGGCGTGGAACGCCGGGGTGTTCTCCCTCATACGGCAAATATCCGAAACGGTGATTTTACCGATTGCCGGGCTGATCCTGACCTTTGTTGCAACCTACGAGCTGATTCAGATGCTCATTGACAGGAACAACCTCCACGACATTGACACCTGGATTTTCTTCAAGTGGATATTCAAAACGGCGGCGGCCATCCTCATTCTCTCCAACACGTTCAACATGGTAAACGCGGTGTTTGATGTGTCCCAGAACGTGATCGCCCGGTCTGCCGGTATTATTCAAGGCTCCACGGATATAACGCCGGGGATGCTGGACACGTTGGAGGCCACGTTGGAGACGATGGAGCTGGGCCCCCTGCTGGGCCTGTTCATGCAGTCTATGCTGATTGGCCTCACCATGAATGCACTGAGCATTGTCATTTTCGTGCTGGTCTATGGCCGTATGCTGGAAATCTATATGCTGACCAGTTTAGCGCCCATCCCCGTGGCGACCCTCTCCAACCGGGAAATGGGCAGCATGGGCCAGAATTACTTAAAATCCCTGTTCGCCGTTGGTTTTCAAGGACTGCTCATTCTATTGTGCGTGGGTATCTACGGCGTGTTGGTGCAGGGTATCTCCACCAGCGGCGACCCCATCGGGGCCATCTGGGGCTGTGTGGGGTACACGGTTTTGCTCTGCTTCATGCTGTTCAAAACCGGATCGATCAGTAAAAGTATCTTTGGCGCACATTGATGAAAGGAAAAGGAATTATGGCGAGAGCACAGACGGCGGCGCAGGCCGCCCCTACTGTTGACGATGCGGCGCTGGCAGAAATGCGCCGCTTGATTTTTGACGCGCCTATTGCGGAACTTGCCGAGTCCCAGGGGATCAGCGTGGACGAGGCCGTAAAGCTCCGGGTGGAGCAGGCGGTGGCGGCTGCCATGGAGCCCCAGGTGACGGTGCGGCCCATTGAGCCCCAGGGCAAGCTGCTGGGCTTTGCCAGCGTAAACTTCGGCGGCGTGGTGGTGGATGATTTTAAGGTAGTGGACGGAAAAAACGGCGTTTTTCTCGGTGCGCCCAGCAAGCCAGACCCCGGCAGTCGGTACGGCTACCGCACGACGGCGCGGGTAACTGACCGTGCCTTGCAGGAGCGGCTGGACGCTGCCGCCGCCGCAGGGTATTCCGTGGCGGTGGAAAAGCTGATTGCCCGAGCCGAGGCGGTACGCCCCGCCCCCATCAAGGAACAGATGGCAAAGGCGGCCAAGGAGGCGGAAAAGGCCAACGCCACCCGCAGCGCCCCGGCCAAGGGCAAGGAGGCGAGGGATGACCGATAGGGCAACTTTGGGACAGAGTGTCCCGAAGCTGGCCGAGGGCCTGTTCCTCATGGACGGGATCAAGGGGCTACTTGCCCTGCCCCATCATTCGGTGGATATGCTCTTGACCGATCCGCCCTACGGCACGACCCGGAACTATTGGGATATACCCCTGCCCCTGCCGGAGCTGTGGGAGGCGGTTCGCTGGGCCTTAAAGCCCAACGGCGCGGCACTGTTCTTCGCGCAATGCCCCTATGACAAGGTGCTGGGGGCCTCCAACCTCTCCATGCTCCGCTATGAGTGGATATGGTATAAGGAGCGCGGGACGGGCTTTCTCAACGCCAACCGCGCCCCGCTGAAAAAGTCGGAGAACATTCTGGTGTTCTACCAGAAGGCCCCGGCCTACTTCCCGCAGTTTACTTATGGGGAGCCGTACAGCAAGGTACACGCCCGCAGCGGCACAAGCCCCAACTACGGCAAGTTTGAGCGCCAGGGCTCGGCGTCCAACGATGGGCGGCGCTATCCGGGAAATGTGCTGTTTGTGCAGACGGTGGCGCATCCCACCCATCCCACGCAGAAGCCCGTGGAGCTGTGCGAGTACCTGATTAAAACCTACACCCGCCCCGGCGAGGTGGTGGCCGACCTGTGCGCTGGCTCCGGGACAACCGCTGTGGCCGCCCTCAACACAGGCCGCCGTTTCGTCTGCTTTGAGAGCGCCCCGGCCATTTACGGCCCCGCCGCCCAGCGCATTGAGCAGGCGCGGCTGGCCGTGGAGCGCGGCGAGAAAGGAGAATGACCATCGGACAATATTCCATCATATACGCCGATCCCCCCTGGCGGTATGCCCAAAAGGGCTTGCAGGGGGCGGCGGAGCGCCATTACCCCACCATGAGTATCAACGAATTGTGCGCGTTGCCTGTGGCCCGGCTTGCGGCCCCGGACAGCGCGCTTTTTTTGTGGGCGACGTTCCCCCAGCTCCCGGAGGCCCTGCGGCTCATTGAGGCGTGGGGCTTTACCTATAAAAGCGTGGCCTTTGTCTGGCTGAAAAAGAACCGCAAGGCGGATAGCTGGTTTTACGGGCTGGGCTTTTGGACAAGGGCCAACGCGGAAATTTGCCTGCTGGCGACACGGGGCCACCCCAAAAGGCAGGCGGCCAACGTCCACCAGTTTATCATTTCCCCCATTGAGGCCCACAGCAAAAAGCCCGACGAGGCCCGGGACAAGATCGTGGCCCTCATGGGCGATCTGCCCCGCGTGGAGCTGTTCGCAAGGCAGACCCCGCCCGGATGGGATGTGTGGGGAAACGAGGTGGAGCCCACGATCCCGGACTTTGGAATACCGGGGCCCCCGCAAAACCAGCGGTTTTGTGGGGAGAGGAGGAGCAACGAAGCGGACGGAGTTCGGGACACTTTGTCCCGAAGGAGTCAAGCGGAGTTTGCGACGACGAGTCCCGAGGTTCAGAAAGGAAACTGACCTATGCCGTATGTGAATGTACCCAACGACCTATCCAAAATCAAAACGAAACTCGCGTTTAACCTCACCAAGCGCCAGCTCGTCTGCTTCGGCGGCGGGGCGCTGGTGGGCATCCCGGCCTATCTGCTGTCCCGGAGCGCCATCGGCAGCACCGGGGCCATGTTCCTCATGCTGGCCGTCATGCTCCCGGCGTTCCTGCTGGCGATGTATGAGCGGGACGGCCTGCCCGCCGAAAAGGTGGTGCGGAACATCCTCCGGGCCAAGTTCACCCGGCCCGGGATCAGGCCCTACAAAACGCAGAATATCTATGCTCCGTTTACGGGAAAGGAGGAGCCTGTTGCAGACAAAAAGCAAACCTCAAAAACGCGGCGCCGCAAGGGCCGCTAAAGGCCGGGCCGGACTTTCGGCCCAGCAGACCATCCCTTATATCGCCATGCACCCGGACGGCGTGTGCCAGCTCCCCGGCGGCATCTACACCAAAACGGTGGAATACGAGGACATCAACTATTCCGTGGCGTCCACCGAGGATCAGACGGCCATCTTCGGCGGCTGGAGCTCGTTCCTCAACTATTTTGACAGTTCCTTGCCGATCCAGCTCTCCTTTATCAACCGCCGATCCCGTGACCGCAGCCGCTACAAGGTGAATATCCCGCCCGCCGAGGACGAGTTCAACAGCGTCCGGGCGGAGTTTACCTCCATGCTGAAAAACCAGATCGCCAAGAGCAACAACGGCATTGAGCGCACCAAATATCTCACGTTCGGCCTGCCCGCCGAGGGTGTGGCCGAGGCGCGGCCCCGGCTGGAGCGTGTGGAGGCCGATGTGATGGGCAACCTCCACCGTCTGGGCGTTCAGTCCCAGCCCCTGGACGGGCGGGAGCGGCTGGCCCTGCTCCATAGCCAGATGCACCCTGGCAGCCAGGCTCTGGCCGGCAGCCGGGAGCCGTTCCGCTTTTCCTGGCAGGACATTCCCCGGCATGGCATGGGGACAAAGGATTACATCGCCCCGGACAGCTTCGACTTCCGGGACAGCCGCACGTTCCGGGTAGGCCGGTATTGGGGCGCGGCGTCCTATTTGCAGATTTTGGCGTCGGAGCTCTCCGATAAGCTCCTTGCCGAGATTTTGGAATTGGACGCGGAGCTGACTGTCACCATGCACATCCAGACGGTGGATCAGCTCAAGGCCATTAAGACCATCAAGGGAAAAATCTCCGACATTGGCCGCATGAAGGCCGAGGAACAGAAAAAGGCCGTCCGCGCCGGGTATGACATGGAGATTCTGCCCCCCGACCTGATCACGTTCAGCAAGGACGCGGCGGAGCTGCTGGCCGACCTCCAGTCCCGGAATGAAAGAATGTTCCTCTTGACCTTTACGGTGGTAAACATGGCCCCCACCCGCCAGCGGCTGGAAAACGATGTGTTTACCGTGGGCGGGATCGCACAGAAGTACAACTGCGCGATCAAACGGCTGGACTGGCAGCAGGAGCAGGCGTTTGTGTCCGCGCTGGCCCTCGGCTATAACGAGGTGGAAATTCAGCGGGGCATGACCACCAGCTCCACGGCCATCTTCATTCCCTTTATGACCCGTGAGCTCCGCATGGGCGGTCAGGCCCTCTACTACGGCATGAACGCCCTTTCCCACAACGTCATCATGGCCGACCGCAAAAAGCTGAAGTCCGCAAACGGCCTGTACCTCGGCTCCACCGGCTCAGGCAAGAGTTTTGCCGCAAAGCGGGAGCTGCTCAATGTGTTTCTGACCATCCCCCAGGATCGGATCATCGTGGTAGACCCCATGGGGGAATACGCCCCGCTGGTGCGGCGGCTGGGCGGACAGGTCATCGAGATCGCCCCTGACAGCCCCAACCACATCAACCCCATGGACATTCAGATGGCGCAAGATGACGAGGACAGCCCCCTTTCCATGAAGGCGGATTTCCTGTTGTCCCTGTGCGAGCTGGTGGTGGGCGGCAAGGAGGGCTTGCAGCCCATTGAGAAAACGGTGATTGACCGCTGTGTGCGGCTGGTCTACCGGGAGCTGGCGCTGGGGCTGGAAACGGCGAAAACTCCCCTGCTTCAAGATTTGTACGAGGTGCTGCTGAAACAGCCCGAGCCCGAGGCAAAGCGAGTGGCGACGGCGCTGGAGCTCTACTGCACAGGCTCCCTCAACCTGTTTAACCACCCCACCAACGTCAACCTCAATTCCCGCGTGGTGTGCATCGTCATCAAGGGCATGGGCGAAAACCTCCGCAAGATCGCCATGCACATTACCAATGAGTTCGTCACGGCGGCGGTCAACACCAACTATGAAAACGGCGTGGCGACCTGGTGCTAACGTAGATATCTGGAACCTCGTTTCTCCATCTTTGCGTACGTTGAGGTCAGCTGTCCGGACTGGTAAGTCGAAGGAGACAGGCCAGCATAGGCCAGGAGCTTATCCGGTGAGGAAAAGCGCTTAAAGTCACCTGTTTCTGCGACGATAACGGCCGCCATACGCGGGCCGATGCCTGGGATGCCCAGCATCTTCGGCGGATCTTTATCCAGAAGAGCAAAGATCTGGACTTCGATCTCATCGATCTCATCATCCAGAAAGCGGATGTGATCGATCGTGTGGCGAAGTTCAAGAGATTTGGCCGGAAAAACAGAGCCGATAGAATGGCGTGCTGCTTCTCTGATTTCAAGGGCTTTCTCTTTACCATAGTGCCCCTTGGAAGAATCTGAGATGAGATGGCAAAGCCGGGTCAGATGAGCAGAGGCGACATAAGAGGCTCCCGGAAACTCGCGGAGAAGATCATAAACGGTCGCCATGTGCAGTATCGGCACCAGCTTCTCGAGCTCCGGGAAAAGGATCACGACCAGCCTGGCGAGGGAAGATTTCAGCCTGGCACGCTCGCGGACCTTATCGGCGCGGTAACGGGTCAGTGACTTCAGCTCCTCATTCTGGTATGATGTGAGCGAGTAGGGCTGTAAAGTCCGATCGCTCATGAGAAGTCTCGCAATTGCACGGGCATCTACCGGATCCGTTTTCGTCTTTCTAAAGCTTAGACTTTTTCTGAAAAGACTGGTTTGTAACGGGTTGATAAGACAGGTGGTCAGACCTTTATCAAGGAGATAGCCAAGCAGGTTGAGATGGTAGTGGCCGGTCGCTTCCAGTCCTACTTTTACGTTCTGCGTGGAATCGGCCACAGAGCATATCTTCTGATACAGGTCATCAAAGCCGTCCTGATTGTTCCGGACGACGAAGGAATCAAAAAGAACTTCGCCATCCGTGTTGGTGATAAAGCAGTCGTGCTTATCCTTTGCAACATCAACAGCAACAATGATCACAGAGATCACCTCCATAAGATTATTCGATGCTGTTGGACCCACAGGGACTCGCTGCTTTCGTATCCTCGTTCCACATAAACCGTCATGCGGTATCTGACTGATCAACAAAGTAGCAGGAGGCTGTGGTCAGACCCTTTCTGAAACCATCAAGTGGTAGGAAAAGCAAACTGATCCACAGCATCCATAACAGCATAGCCATTTACCAAGAACAGGTAAAGATTGGCTGAACATAATAATACGAGGAAAAGCAGAACGCCGCCCGCGACCGCAACATGGGCGAGTACATGGAAATTGAAAAGCTGCTGGACAAGATCAAATCCGTGGGGATGGGCGGGATTAGCGCCGACGATGACCTCGCCGTGGAGAAGCTGGAAAAGAAGCTGGCCGATCTGGAGGCGCTGCAGGCCACCATGAAAAGCGTCAATGCCTATTACCGCAAGCACAAAACCTTGGAGGGCTGCCCCGGCCTGTCCTTTGAGGACATCGGAAAATTGCAGTCCTCCATGGCAAATGACTGGCGCAAAGACCCGGTGCCCTATCCCTCTTTTCTGCTGACAAACAACAACGCCAATATACGCCGTGTGCGCCAGCGCATTGACGATCTGAAAAACCGCAGTGAGTTTGCGGGCTGGACGTTCCCCGGCGGCGAGGTAAAAATCAACGAGGCGGAAAACCGCCTGCAACTGCTTTTCGATGAAAAGCCCCCGGAGGATCAGCGGCGGGCGCTGAAGGCCGAGGCTTCAAGTGGGCCCCCAGCCAGGGGGCGTGGCAGCGGCAGCTCAACCAGAACGCGATCCGGGCGGCGGCCCGTCTGGACTTCCTGCGGCCCGAGGACGGCAGCGATCCCCGCCAGCTCCAGCCCTATGCCCGGAAAGCGGAAAAGGATATGACACGATAAGGAGGCGCTATGGACAAAAATCAAGGCTATGCCATTCTCAAGGCCGTCATGCTGGAAAACGGCAGGGGCTTTGCGCTGGGAGAAAACCCCGCCGCCCCGGCCCCCTATGTGACCTGGGCCTATTATGACGATGAAAAGGGCCAGCGGCAGTATGAGTGGGGACACTACGGCAGCGATCTGGCCGCTATGGAACGGGATTTGACTGACCGGGTGCAGGACTATCAGCGGCTCTATCATGTCGAGGCCGTGGGGATCGAGGCCCCCGGCCTTTACAAGTATTACTCCACCCAGCGGCCCGTGGACATCGGCACATTTCCGAAACTGCCCCACAACGCCCCGGATGAGATCGTCAACTACGATCAGCGCGTCCCCGTGGAGGGCGGCGCGTTTCTTGCGTGGGGCCATTTGACCTACACCAAGCCGCTGACCGAACAGCAGGCGGCGGACTATGAGCTGCGCCCCGCCCCCGGCAACCCCGAGCTGTCGCGGAAAAGCGGTGACAGGGCCCGCTCCATCGCCCAGCAGATGAAAGAGGCCGCAAAGCTGGCCGAGGCCGACCGGGACGGCCAAAGCCCCAAAAAGAAAGCCCCCGACCGGGGCGACCGATAGGAGGACAAGCATGGACGAAAAGTATAATTCCATGAAAAGCGCGGAGATTGCCGCCGAGCACAACTATAACATGATCGACGGCGTTCTGAACAATCAGCCCCCGGCCCCGCCCCCGGAACGGGAGAAGGAGCTGGACAAGGTGAAGGAGCCGCCCAACAAGCGCCGCAGCCGGGAGCGCGAGGAGCGATGA